TGTTTGAAAAAATACAACAACCCACAAGAGAAACAGGAATTAAAAGCACACAGTCTGCAAAAATATTTGATCTTGAAGGTCAAGAAATACCTCAAGGATCTAAAATTATGGGCGGTAAGGCTGTTGACGATACTAAGATGATAGACGATGCAATTGAAAACGCATCACCAGGATTTGTAAAAGGGGATACTAAATATAACGCAGAACTTGTTGCAGAAGATTTAGCGGAACGAATGGGTTTAGTTTATGATGATCTTAATACAAGACAAAGAATAGATATTTATGGTAAAGCGTATGATCGTCTATCAAAAAGAAATTTTCAATTAAGACAAACAGAAAAACAAATTGCTGAAAGATTAGGTAGAGAAAACAAAAAAGCAGTTGGTAACATACGTAAGAAAAAATTAAGAGATGAGATTTCTAAACTTGACGATAAAATAGAAGCTCGAAAACTTCAATTAGAACAAAGAGGTGTTGAAGACTTTGAAACAGATAGTTTATTCAATAAATTAGATGAACAAAGAAATGATTTAGAATTAAAACTAGATTTTGAAGACATGGTAGATCCAGAAAACATGGCACAAGGTGGACGTATTGGTTTAAAAGCTGGTATGTCTAAGAGAGCATTTTTAAAACTTATGGGTGGAGCAGGCGCAGGTCTTGCTGCACTTAAAACTGGAGCATTAAAACTTTTAGGTAAAGATGCAGATACTGTTAAAAATCTTCCTCCAATAAAAACACCTATAACAAAATTAGAAAATACAACAACACAGATGCCAGATTGGTTTCCGTCTTTTGTAAATAAATTTAGAAATGAAGGAAAAGCAAAAAACGTATTTAAACAAGAAAAAGTAGAGGTCAGTAAGGCGGAGTATGATAAAGCGATAGCAGAAGGTAAAGGTGAAAATTATTACACTGATGTTGCTAGAACTTCAGAGTACAAAGCAAACAATCCTGATCACATGGATTATTTTAAATACGTAGATACCGATGAGAGAGTATACACAACATATACGAATGAGAAAATTCCTAATGTGCAACTTGATGATATGGATGGTCAGATTGATGTGATGTTTCAAAATGAATATTCTCAACCGGTATCAATTAATTATACTGCACCAGGTAAAAGAGGACCCGAGACAGGAAGAGCTGATATTTTTATGCAAGGCGAGGCAAAACTAGAAACAAAACCAAAAGGAGATTTTGTTGCTAATGACGTAGAAGTATACGCAACAGATCCAGATGGAGGTTCTGAGTCAGTAGATGTTATCGCTGATACACTCGATGATATGTTAGAAGGCACAACTCGTCAGATGCAAGAATACGCAACTGGTAAGAAAGTCAAAAAATTATCTAGAGGTGAGGGTAGAATGATTGAGGCTGAAATCAGAGCAGAGCAAGCAGCAGATGCAGCCGCAGAAGCTGCAGCAGAGGCAGCTGATGATTTTGCATCTGGTGGTATCGCAAGAATGTTAGGAGAATAATGCGTCCTGATAGAATGAAACAAATGATGGCGTATCTTACTCGACCGGGTATGGCTCAAGGTGGACGGATCGGGTTTAATGATGGTGGAACAATTGGTGGTGGCACAATTCAAGGTCAAGATATAGGTGATAGAACTGGGTTTAAAGATCCCAATCTTATAAGAGAAGAATCTATTCAAGAATTGTATGATGCTTATGGAAAAGAAGCAATAGACAAAGCTGCAAAAGAATGGGCTAAAAAATCAAATAAAGAACCAAATAGAAGAAACAAAATTAAAGTAACAACCTTTGATAATTTAAACGCAACTGACAGAAATAACTTTAAAAGAAAATATTTAGATGACATAAAAAAATATGGGGAGTGGAATCCAGATAGAAAATTTGATTCAAGACAAAAAAGAGTTTTAAAAGAACAAGGTATTCAAATAAAATTATTAGAAGAAACAAATAAGAAAAAATTTTTTGATCCTAAACAATTTGCTAAAGCTAACAATATCACTTTACCTTATCTTAAAAAACAAGCAAAACGTTTACAATTAAATATCTATAAGAAAAGAATGGCTGAGTCTAGAATCGCAGTGGGAAAAGAGGCAAAAGATAAATTAGAATGGATACCTAAAGACTCAACAATTTCTGACAATGCTTTAGATAAATTATGGAAATCTAAACTAATTGTAGCTGACAAAAATAAGATAGATGAATTATTCTATCAAGCTTTTGGTAATCCAAAATCAAAAACCTATCAACCTAAAAAATTTTTAGCCATTAAAAAAAACTTAAACGAGTACAGACAATTAAAAAATGCTATTAATCTTAAATATCCAAATATAAATTTTGAACTAGATCACCCATTATCTAAATCTAGTTTAAATAATTTATTTGATGCAACCACAGAACAATTAACTCGAGTAAATCCTTTGGATAAAGATCTTAACAGGGGTTTTAAAGATGCGCTTTCACAACAGTATGAGATAGCTATGGGAGATGCAAAAAAAGGAATAAAACCAAATTTAAATAAAAAGAAAGCTGTAGAAAAAATAGCGAGAGACTTAAAACTTAATATTGGTAAGATTAGTGATGATGCAACTAATTTTAAATATGGTGTGCAAGAGTTTCAAAAATTAAATATAAAAAATGAAATAGGTAAATCTTTAGAAAACTTACAATTTTTAAATAAAAATTTTCAAACTTATGCAAAAAACAATCCAGACTTATTTAAAACGGCTGGTGTAAGCACACAACAAACTTTTACAAAATTAGATAATGTAAAAGGTCTTTCTTCTTTTATGAAAAATTTAGGAATAAAATGTAGACTTGCTAATGGTGTCAATTGTAATATGCCACAAGCATATCAAAAATCCATTGATGAGCTAACACAAAAAGCACAGCAAGGTGATGGAGCAGCCAGAGCAAAACTTACAAATTTTACAAACAAAGCTGCTACTGCAGGTAGATTAGTAAAAAATGCTTTAGGTCCATTAGCAATTGCAAGTGAACTTGCAATAGAGGGTGGTATTGCACTAAACAAAACTTTAGAAACAGGGGTGCCACTTAAAACAGCATTTGCTGATTCTATTTTTAATCTTGCTTTAGGTCCTAAATTACAGATTGATAAAGAAGCAGAACTTGCAAAAGAATTTGCAAAAGGTGAAGAGTTTGCAATGGCAGAACGTGGTAGAAGAATGATGATTCCACAAAGTGCAACAGCTGATGCACAAAGATTAAAAAAACGAGAACAACAAATGGAACAGGCTTTTCCAACTACGTCGCCACAAGAGATTGATGAAATATTAAAAACACAAGGTATGACAATTCAAGATTTTGGTATGACATATCCACAGATACAAGATTTTATAAAACAAGATCAACAGATGCAGACAATAGCAGATGCGGGTGGCGTTGCTAATTTAGCAGGTGGTGGTATAGCAAAAGAGGCAGGCGATTCATCAGGTAGACCACCAGAAAGAGGACCAAACTCACAAGGGTTGCCTTCATTATTAAAACGTGTTAGAAACTTATAGGAGTATAAATGGCAGATATAGATAAAGGACTCCCGAACACTAGAACCAAAGTTGAAGTTCCTTCTGAAGAGGAGCTACAAGAAGTTAATGTTCAGGAAGAGATTGTAGAAAAAGGACCCGTTGAAGTTATCCCTGAAGAAGATGGTGGAGCAACACTAGACTTTGAACCAGGTGCAATAAACATACCAGGCACAGAAAATCATTTTGATAATTTAGCAGATATTTTACCAGACGATGTTTTAGAACCCATTGGTAATGAAATGGTTCAAAACTATATGGACTATAAGTCATCAAGAAAAGAATGGGAACAAGCTTATACAACAGGTTTAGATCTTTAAAAATCCTGCAACTGAACAACAAGCAACTCGTGTAAAAGATTTTATGAATTATTTAATTATGGATCAAATGAAAGAATATGAAGCAGAGTTTGATTCTATGTTATTTCATTTACCATTGGCTGGCTCTACATTTAAAAAAGTTTATTATGATCAAAACATAGGAAGAGCAGTTTCAAAGTTTGTACCAGCAGATGAATTAATTGTTCCGTATACAGCTACCTCATTAGATGATGCGGAAGCAATTATTCATACTGTAAAAATTTCTGAAAATGAATTAAGAAAACAACAAGTCTCTGGTTTTTATAGAGACATAGAATTAGGTCCTCCAGGTATGGACTCTAACGATGAATTAAATAAAAAAGAGAGAGAATTAGAAGGCACTAAAAAAACTGGAAAACAAGAACCAATTTATAATATTTTAGAGTGTCATGTTAATTTAGACTTAGAAGGTTTTGAAGAAGTCGGAGCAGATAATCAACCGACTGGAATAAAATTGCCCTACATAATAACTGTAGAAGAAGGCAACCGATCAGTTCTTTCTATTAGAAGGAACTATGCGCCCGATGATCTAAAGAAACGTAAGATCCAATACTTCGTCCACTTCAAATTTCTGCCAGGACTTGGAGTTTATGGCTTTGGACTCATTCACATGATTGGCGGATTGAGCCGTACTGCAACGGCGGCTCTCCGTCAATTATTAGATGCAGGAACTTTATCTAATTTACCTGCAGGATTTAAACAAAGAGGCGTTAGAGTTAGAGATGAAGCAGCACCAATACAACCAGGTGAGTTTAAAGATGTAGATGCACCGGGTGGATCATTACGTGATGCATTCTTTCCATTACCATACAAAGAGCCATCACAAACATTATTAAATTTATTAGGTATCGTTGTACAAGCTGGTCAAAGATTCGCGGCTATTGCTGATATGCAAGTGGGTGATGGTAACCAAGCAGCTGCAGTTGGAACTACAGTTGCACTTCTAGAACGTGGCTCACGAGTCATGTCAGCAATTCATAAAAGATGTTATGCAGCGATGAAAGATGAATTTAAATTATTATCTAAAGTTGTATCACAATATTTACCACCAGAATATCCTTATGATGTTGTGGGTGCACAAAGAAATATTAAACAAGCAGATTTTGATAATAGAATAGATGTAATACCAGTAGCGGACCCTAATATTTTTTCTATGTCACAAAGAATTACACTTGCACAAACACAATTACAAATAGCAACATCAAATCCACAACTACATAACATGTATCAAATTTATAGAAATATGTACGAAGCGATTGGTGTTAAAAATGTTGATGCAGTTTTACCCCCACCAGCACCAAACGCACCAATGGATCCAAGTTTAGAGCATATTAATGCATTAGCAGGTAAACCTTTTCAAGCTTTTCCTGGTCAAGATCATAGAGCACACATTACAGCTCACTTAAATTTTATGTCAACTAACATTGTAAGAAATAATCCTATGGTTATGGCTGCAATTCAAAAAAATATTTTAGAACATATTAGTTTAATGGCACAAGAACAGGTACAATTAGAGTTTAGAGAGCAAATGCAACAAATGATGATGCTTCAACAACAAGCAGCAATCAATCCACAAGCACAACAACAGCTACAAATGCTTACAAATCAAATTGAATCACGAAAAGCAGTGCTAGTTGCTGAAATGACGGAAGAATTTATGAAGGAAGAGAACAAAATTACATCACAATTTGATGGTGATCCTCTTTTAAAACTAAAATCACGTGAAGTTGACCTTAGAGCAATGGAAAATGAGCGTAAAAAACGTTATGATGAGTCAAGAGAGGACTTAGATAGAGCAAAATTAATGCAAGCAAAAGATTTAGCTGAAGATAAGATGGAACAAAATGAAGATTTAGCTAAATTAAGAGCTGGAGTTAGTCTTGCTAAGTCAGGAGTACAACAAATGGCTGTTATTGACGAAGAATAATGGTATGATATAACAAAAAAAGGTAAAAACTATGATAAACTATAAAAAACAAACAAAAGTTGCGATACCACCTCAAAAAGTTGAATATGATCCTAAAAGTGTGGCGAACGTTAAGAGAGCAAGAAACGTTATTCCTACTGGAGACTCAAATCCTGTTAAAGGAAGTGGTGCTGCAAGAAAACAAAAAGACGTAACTTGGTATTAGTATGTGGTTATCGGCAATTAAATTAGCCGTTTCTGCTGGAAGTAAAATTTACGCTAACAAGCAGAGAGCAAAAGTGGCTATGTCTGATGCACAGCTATTGCATGCAGAGCGACAAGCGCGAGGAGAAGAAGCT